CCTGCTTCTAAAGATGCCCCCATCAATGCAATAGGCAAAGGACTAGCCGCAAAGATTGCGATTAGCCCAATGATTGAGTACCATGCGGCAATACCTGAGATTGCTAATGCACATAACAAAACAATCAAACCAAAAATCATTCTAACCTCTTGTCAATGATAAAATTCTATCAATTTGTTCTTGTATCTTATCTGTACGATTGGGCCAGTAGATATATTCTTTCTCTGGGTTCTTCATGAGATTTACAAGCAATGGCATAATGATCTGCTCAAGTTCAGACAACTTTTCAGTTGTCTCTTCTTGTAACTTGATGCGTTCAGCGTCAAGACCAAGTTTGCCATCGTTGTAAAGTTTAAGAATATGATCTACTTTACCTTCTAAACGTGAAATCATTTCTGTTGATGCGTTCATGCCTTCACGAATTACTTCTGTTTCAAGTGTATCAGGATTTACTACTGGTGTCAAAGATGATTCATCAACGGCACTAAATCCAAAATCATCTTCTTGTCTGAATGTTAGATACTCTGATGGTATGTTTCTTATGCTCATGCGAAAAAACTCTCCAAAGTTGATTGTTGTTCGGTCGTCCAGCCAATCATTTGAACAATTGATTTCAGTGGTTCTAGATAGGCTTTTTCAAATTGTGTGTCGTAGTCTATGTATTGTTCTAACTTAAGTTCTTTTGGAAGAACTGTAAGAATAGAGAATACATTTTCTTTAACAGGATTAGGAACTTTCATATAACAGAATTTTACTTTATCACCATCTTTAATTGTTTCATACTTTTTCAGAAGATTATTTTTCTTCAGCATATGATTATAAAGAATGGCGCCACGAACATGAATAGGCGTTCCTTTTGCATAGATGTCTTTACTACTTACATATTTAGTTAGATCAGAAACACCTCTTGGAAATGCAACATCTTCGAATGGAAGTTTCTTAAACTCTTCACGAAAGTTTGCGATGAATTCTTGAAACTCAGATTCAGATCCACTCATTACAACTTTGAGTGCTTCTTTAATTTTCTCTCGACATGCCATTGGTGTAGAAGACTTGACTGCTTCAATGCCCATGATCTTGAGTTTGGGTTCAGCATAACGAACACCTTCAGAGTCCCATACATTGAGAATGTACCTCTTCTTTGCGGTCCAGATGCCTTTGTCTGCAATGACTTCTCGTTTCATTTCCATCTTCTGCTCATAGGCGTTCATCATATCTGCGAGATCAATATAAGACTTATCAATGAAGTCTTCAACCTTACCACATGCTTTGTCGAGAAAGTTTACAATCTCTTCTTTGCTTTTGTCGCCACAAATCTTTTTGACCATAGGACCAAAATTGAGATAGACAGAATCAGTATCAGATGCAATGACATAATCAACCAATGTAGTCTTTAAAATCTTGTTCATGTACTCATTTAGTCGTTCACCAATCCAACGAATTGATAACTGACCAGAGAGTGTGATGGCTTCTGCTTGTCGAATATCATAGAAGCGAAAGTACTGATTGCCGATAGCACCATAAGCGGAGTTCAATTGAATCTTTTTGGCCATCTGAATGTTCTTGTACTTTGAAATGTCGTTCAACAACTCTTTGTCTTTTGTGTTCTCATATTCTTGTTGTGCCTGAAGCATTTTCTTTTTATACAAAACACGATCAGTATACATGCGTTCCATCATCTCAGGCAGAAAGCCACGAATGTCTTTGCGAAAGAAATGGCCATTGGCGGCAATACAATGTTCTAAATCTGGCTCATGATAACATTCAAGAAAATCATCAACAGACATATTGATCTTCTTGCCATGAACAAGTGTCTCTGGCGAAATGTTATACTGCATCATTAGGTGTGGATACAGAGAGTTTAAATCAAATGATACAACCCACTCATGCATACCAACAATTGGATCTTTAACATATGCACCAGCATATGCAGAGTCTTTACTTGAACTTTTCTTTTGAGGAACTACAATGCCCTTTTCTAAAAGATGATTGTGAGTTAAACAATCCCACATACGAACTTGTGTGAATACGTCTGGATAATTTACCTTTGCGTCATATGCAAGAGCAAATGCCAACTCAATGAGTTTCATTTTGTCTTCAAGTTTAGCCACAAGTTCTACGTCACGAATGTTATACTCAATAAACTTTTGATAATCTAATTTGTATAGTTGGTGCAAATTTTCAAAATCAGAATAATCAAGTTTACGTTCACCAAGTTCTACATTTGCAATGTGATCGAGTCGATAAGATTCCTGTTGAGAGTATGTGAATTTTTTATAAAGTTCAATATAATCAAGTGTAGCAATACTACCAAGAGTAATGTCTACTTCTTGTTCTTGACCATACATTGAATTTTTTGTGTACTCACGTTCTTTGATGATGCCGATAGGCGAAAGACGATTTGCCATCTTCTCATCAAACAAACGTAGAATGCGATTGTACATATAAGGTATATCAAAGCCTTTGATGTTCCAGCCTGTGATTACATCTGGATCTTTCTCACGCCAGAACTGAAGAAATCTTTCAATCAAACTTTTTTCATCATTGCATTTGAAATATGTTACATCATCACGATTAGTATTAAATGTATCTGTGCCAAAAACATAAAAGTGATTTGCAAGTTTGACTGTGATTGCAGTAATAGGTTCTGCCGCTGATGCTGGTTGAGGAAAGCCATTTTCAGATCCAACCTCAATGTCAATGTTTGCCACACGAATCATACTTACGTCATAATCAATTTTGCCTTGATAGACTTCATTGATATAGACATAAGGATAATTAGTTGATCCGTAGAATTTGAAATTGCTTACATCTTCGTATTGGCAAATAAAATCATTCGCATCTCGCATTGAACCTTGCAGTACAGGCGAGACATATTGACCATCGAGAGTTTTGTATTCTGTTGGTTTTTGTGAAGGAAGATAAAGTGTTGGACTGTATTCTATCTTGTCGTGAAACCTTTTGCCATCTTTGTAACCACGAACATGAATAGAATTGCCAACACGAATAAAGTTTGTATAAAATTTCATATCAAGTAATAAGAGGAGATTTAGCAACTACAATACCGCTACCATAAATCTCATTATACTTGTTTCTGAGTTCAGTTGCAACTGAAACGTCATAGAGAATGTGCTGAGTTTTGAAAGTGACTATTTTTTGATCTGAAAATAGAAGAAGTGGTTGCATTTGAAGACCTGCTTTACCTTGTTGATTCATTGTGATACCAAGCACACAAGGATTCTTCATACGAATTGTTTCATCATTCTGTTCTTCAATTTCACCAAGAATTTCTTCACCTGAAGTTAAACGAATAATTCTTAATTTGTCATCCATAATATTTTCCTCAAATGTAAATGGGGGCTTGCGCCCCCACAAGATTAGATAGACTTTTTGTCTTTATTGAGTGATTGTTGAAGTCTTTCAATGTCATAAAGATTTTTACAATCTCTATACATCATTGCTTCAACTTGCTTCATTCTAGCCCATGCTATTGATTCACTCAACGATACTAACCAATTCCAAAGTCTACTAAGCGGCTTTTTCAACATCGTCTTCCTCCACTAAGAGTTGCTTTTTATTCTTAGATGCAAACTCTGACACGGAAGAAGGCTCGTCTGCTACTTCAATCTTCTTAGGCTTCTTGTGTTCTGGAATGATCTTCTCAAGTGCAATTTTGAGCATTCCGTTTACAAGTGCCGCACCTTTGATTTCGATTTTGTCATCAAGAGCAAATGTGCGTGTAAAGTTTCTTGTAGCGATGCCTTTATAAAGCCAATCAGTAGAATCATCATCCTGTGCATTACCCTTCACAATCAATTTGTCATCGGCAAACTCAATTTCAATTTCTGATTTTGAGAACCCAGCAACGGCAAGTTCAATGACGTACTTCGTGTCATCGATTTTCTTGATATTGTAAGGTGGATAATTAGGGATGTTTTTGGTCAAGTCATCGTGCATTTTAGCGATACGATTGTATGTATCGTCAAAACCAACGAATAATTTATCAAAGTCTTTAAATGCTTGTGGCAATAACTGTAATGTCATTGTTTTCTCCTTAAATTAAGCGAGTTAATAAAAAAGTGCCACCCCAGAATGGGCATGGCACTTTTATTTATACAAAAAGTCAGAAATTAACGAACAATTTTGTATGCAGACTTACCAGCACGATTCTCGGTAAGAACGACTTTGAAGCCTGCCTTACGGAGATCACTTACTCGGGCACTAAGATTTTTAATGCCGAAAAGTGCTTCTGCTTGAGGAGCAGAAATAGTACGACCCTTGCTTGAAAGATACTTAGCAAGACGCTGG